TTTTATCCAGCGTAAGTTGTCCGTTTTGAATGCACATGGTGGTTACAAAGCAGAAAAAGCCATGACACGTGTTATTGCAAAGAATAAAGGAGGACAAGCCTAATGTCAAAGTGTAACATCAATCGAATCGTAGCAAATAAAGTTGGTTATAACAAGCTAGATAAAACGACTGCAGAAGTTACCTTTAACTTAAGTCGTGATATTGATTCTTGTGTAAAGATCAATACAAAAAACTATGTTGATTATGTAGGTTCTACTGCACCAGTTTATTCACGTTTGGCAGTTCCTCAGGACATGATTAACGTTTGTGAATCCTTTGGATGTAAAAACTCAGGAACATTGATGATTAACACAAACAATTCTGGTTCAGACTCTAACTACACACATACGGCGAGTGCAACATTTGCAAAATCAACAAACGCTATCTTATTTTCTGCAGGTGTTATGTTCATGTATATCGACTCCCCAGCCGCAGGAAATTATGAATTAGCCGTAACTATCGCAGATATCAAAGACAGTACAATGACAAATGCCGATGTTTATAAACAGACTGTATCTGTTAAACATGAGGGTTATCAACCAATTACTGTTGACTTGGCAAAAGCTCCTGAAGAAACAGAGGGAGAGGGATGGACTGCAACTACTCAGGGTATCCGTTTGAAAGTTGAAGTTTCTTCAACAAGTGCAGAAGAAACAGGATATATGGTAGGTATGTCTTCAATCTCATTCTTTGAAGATATCGATGATTTAGCAAATAACGAAGTTATCAAACTTGGATGCTTAACTGGTATCGAGGGAGATGACACAATCGATGCATTAGAGGAAATGTGTTTAGGAGCTAAATACGACACTTCAACAACGACTGTAGAACGTACAATCACTGCTTCTACGTGGACACCAAACGTTCTTATGCTAAACCCATTGATGCAGAGAACAGAAAAAACAGATGGTTATTACATCGCAACAATTGAAGCGACAGTTAACACTTCTACAGACCACGAGGGATATGGAGAAGTACAACTTGCTGATGCATACATTGAAAAATGTGGTTTCACTTACGCTTCATTAGCCGATGCTTGTAACGTAAATGATGCAATCTTAACTCGCATTGAACACCCTAATTTGATGAATTTGGATGAAAGACAGTTCCAAGTTGTGAACTCAAAACTAAATCCAAATGTAGATTTCGAGGGTTCATATCTATATTTCAATAAAGAATTAGTTGGTAAGACAGTAATTATCTCTTATCCTCGTGCTTCTGAAGTTGAATCATTCGTAGCAACAGAAAACGGAATCAACGAAAGACGAGTTCAAATGTCTTACTCAAAAGTTCAATCTGATGGTGTGTTTGAAGTACATGAATATCCAAACGTATTAATTACTTCATTCCCACAGACAATCAATAACAGTGATAGCGAATTCTCATTCACAGTCAGTGTACAACGTGATGTGGATGGAAGTTTCTTCCATGTTATGAAACACAATCGCACAGGCGAATACCTGTAAACCGATACAAACTAAGGAGGCAATATAATGGACAAATTTACAATCAATGATTGGTTAGATATTAATAAAAGTCTTGAAAAAGCGAGAGAGGATGATACACCTCATGCCGTTTTAAATAACGGCAATCTCGCAGTCGTAGGCGATGCAAATAAAACGGAAGTCAAAAAGGTTGATTACCAAATTAAGTTTCGATTTGAAGAAGGAGAACTTCAAGCGTACCCAAAAAACGCTAAAAAAGTAGGTAAATACATCATGTTTACCATCGATTTTGAAGATATTCACATCAATCCTAGAAAAGATATGTTACTTGTCGAATCGGCTTTAGGCATTTATCCGATTATCACGGCTCTAACAAATGTTGTAGATACTCGTAATAGTCAGATTGAAGAAATGCTTAAACAAGTAGGTGCAGAGTATACAAAGGATGATGATGGACAGATTACTCTTTCTCAACCAAATAAACAGTTAGAAGATGAAATTGAAGTCATGAAAGTGCAGGCAAACATTGAAATGATTCATGTTTACAATCAGGCAGGTGAACAAGGTCAACAAGCTATATATAATTTCGTAAAAACATTACTGAATATCGATGATGTTTTAGCAGACCATATGCTACCTGGTTCTGTGTTAAATGCGTTATACGCAACAATCGTTAACAATCCTGAAATCTTCAACGAAACAGAAACAGTTTTTGGATATTAACAGAAAAGGAGAGTGGTAATCAAACCGATAACCGAAAAACCTACGATGCAGACTTGAATATCTACTCTTTTATGGCTCATTATGTTGCCAAAATATTGAAAATTCGCCCCAATGATATTCTTGATCGTTGGGGTGTTTCTGAATTATTAGTTGCATACGGAATATATCGAAACGAGGCACAAGAAAAAGCATACTCAGAAATTGAGAGCTATAACCGAACGGCTAAAAAGAAAATACCAAGGGTCAATAGGTATGCCGTTAAATTCTATTCAAGAAAAGAATTGGAGGAAGAAAATGTCTCAACCTAGAGTCGGTGCAGAACTGATATTAGATACGAAAACTGCTCAACAACAGATAAAAGCTCTAAACAAACAAAAAGTACAGGTTGACCTCCAAGCCAAGAATCTAACAAAAGTTAAGTCGGATATCACAAAACTAGATTCTCAGTTAAAGGAATTAAACAATCGAAAGATTACTTTGGAATCCGATGCACAGTCTTTTCAAAGAATCAAAAGTCAGATTGAAGAAATTGATCGTGCTTTAGCAAATATCCGTAACCAAAAGGCTCAGATACGTTATTCAGATATTTTATCAGACGATGTAAAAAACACTTGGGTATCTCAATTAACGAAACAATCATCTTTATTGCAAGGACAAAAAGCAGTCCTAACGCAAGATAAGCGAGAGCTTCAGGATGTTTACAACGAATACAAAAAAATCAGTAAGCAAATCGATTCTTTAAATAAAAAGAAACTCGATTTACAAGCCGAGTTTGGCGATGCAGATAAAATCCAAAAGGAACTGGATGAATTAACAAGGAAATCGGCACAACTTGAAAGCGATAGGATAGACCTTGAGTTAAGACTAGAAGATTATCAACAAGTCATGTCGCAATTGAATAACATTGCGAGTGTAGCACAAAGAATTCAAAAGTTTGGAAACAGTATGAGCAAGATCGGTAGTTCCATGACCAATCTAGCAAGCAACTTTTCCAACAATCCATTAGGTAGTATAGGACATTTCTTAGTTCAAGGTGTTGGATATAGCGCTTTGTATCGTATGACTAGTGGATTTATGAATGCGATTGAAACATCGTTCTCAGGTGCTATTAATCGTATGGACACGATTGCCAATTCAAGACGAACATTTGAAGCTATGAACTTTGACACAAGTGTTGTGGATGCTTCATTAGATGACTTGGAAAAACGTATTTTAGGACTTCCTACAACGTTGAACGATGCCATGCAGTCTGTAACCATGATTAGTTCAATCACTGGTGATTTGCCTGAAGCAGTACGTATCTTCGATGCATTGAATAACTCAGTTATTGCCTTTGGTGGTTCGCAAGAACAAGCTAACAGAGCGATTACACAGTTCTCACAGGCAATGGGTACTGGTAAATTGGATGCTCGTACGTACTTGTCATTGACCGATGCAGGTATGTCTCCTGCGTTAGCTCAGGTAGCCGAAATGCTAGGTTACTCATCTGAAAACATGGGTGCATTTAAAACTGCACTTGGTGAGGGTGAAATCTCAATCGAACAGTTTACGGATGCATTGATTGAGTTAAACGAAAACGGCAATGCTACGATGCGTGCCTTAAATGAATTAGCTAAGGAAAACGCACTAAAAAGTATCGGTTCATCTTTGACAGTTGCACAGACACAGATTGAAAAAGGATGGGCTTCAATCATTCAGTCTATCAACGATACTGTGGAATCTTTAGGGTATGGAAGTATTCCTGAGAATATCGCTAGATTTGGTAATTTCATGCGTGATTCCATGTATGGAGTTTCTAATTTTATCAACGAAAATCAAGAGCCGATCGGCGAATTCTTAGACTTTATCATAGATAAATTCAATGCAGTTCAAAACGAATTGTCAAAATTTGATTTTGGTGATTTCACAGACGGATTGAAAGACTTTAAACCAGTTCTTGAGGGTGTCGTGGACTTAGTAAAAGAAGTTTATGATGCATTCAAAGGATTCGCTAGTTTTGTTGGTGGTGGCGATATATCACGTGGTTTAGGAAGATTAGCAGGTGGATATATCACGTTAGCCTATGGATTAAGAGTTTTAGGTGGTGTTCTTTCCTTTGGTGGGGGAACAATTAGCAAAGTAGCTCAACTAGCAGAATGGTTTGGTTCTAAAGGTAAATTTGCAAACTTTACTAAGAAAGGTTCTTCACTGTTCTCTATTTTCCAAAATAGTAATAAAAACAAATCCGTTACAGATTCTCTAGGTAAAGCAACTACTACTTTTGATAAAGGTGCATTCTATACCAAACTAGGAAATCAGGCTCAACTTGCGTTGATGGCAGGAAACATGATGTTATATGTCGAAGCTATCAATCAATTGAATAATAAGATTCCTGATGATTTAAGCAAGTTGATTCCTAAACTCGCTACTCTAGGAGCAACGATGGGTGCAATGATTGGTGTTACTAAAATCATGAGCAATATGTCAAAGACAGTTGATTTCAAAACACAATTGACTGGAATTGTTTCTTTGATAGGTGCAGGAGGAGCTTTATATGTGCTTGCAGAAGCCATTGGAGAAGTGAATAAGAAAGTGCCTGATGATATAGGAAACTTTGCATCCAAAATGGCAAATATGGCAATCGCTATAGGTGGTATAGGGATTGTAGTAGGTGCATTAGGTGGCTTAGCTAGTTTGGGCAATGGACTTGGTGGTATCATCATGGTTCTTGGTGGAATATTCACCTTAGGATTGGCAGGTATTCTTTATGCCGTTAGTCAATCTATTTCTGCAATGGCAGACAGTGTCATGGATATAGGTACTGCTCTTGAAAAGTTTGGAAATATAGAAATCGATTCCAAAGGTGTATCGAAGAACATGAAAACAGTTACCGATGCACTCGATGATTTAACTGGTTGGTCAGGTGGATTCTTTGGAGCGATTGGAAAGTTGGCAACACAGAAAATTGATGAGGGCAACATTGCACAAGCAAGTTCTAACTTGAATCAGTTACTAGATGTTGTAAAAGCACTTGAGGGAATTCAAGAAATTGGAACATTGGATGGAGATTCAATCGAAAAGAACCTGAAAGCCGTTAAGGAAATCTTGCAGGCTTTACAGTCAGTCATGCCTTTACCAACAGTCAATATTGAAAACATGAATACGGACAATGTAACTTCCATTGCCGAAAATATAGATGCTTTATCACAGTTGACAGACAAGCTCAGTGCGTTTGGATCAAAAGAAGTTCCTGATATCGATGTCGAAAAACTTACAACCACGATTACAAAAGTATCTACTGTCTTAGAACAATTGAAAGATGTTCAATTCCCTGATGTTCGATTAGGAACTTCTTTAACATCTGAGAATGCCGAAAACATAATCGGTGTCTTAGACAATTTGTTACAGATTTTCCCTAAAGTCAATGAGCTTATTAAGGTAGCAACTGAAAATCCAATCAATGTAGAAGATTTTGGCAGTGCTATCAAGAGCATTTCTGATTTGTTAGGTAAAATCAATGAAGATTTAATGCCAAGTGGTGAAACACGTGTTGGCTACAATATGGAAAACTTCATGAGTGCAGATACAATTCAGAATGTTATAGATGCACTGAATGGCATGATTAATTTGGTTACAACTTGCAAATCCTTGATTGATACATTCTCAAATATGGATGTAGACTTCAAAACATTGAGAATGAACATTAATTCGATGCTAACTGCATTAGGTGGAACAGTCAGTGGATATGGAGCAGTTGAAATCGACACCGAAAAACTAGCTCAGTTGGAAGAAGTTGTAGATACGTTTAGCACAATCGTGAGCAAGATGCAGTCTATCAGTCAAGCTCAAATCAACTTTGAAACCATAAACAGTATCATTTCACAGATTGGTACAGTCATTACAAATCTTGCTAATCTATCCAGTGTAGAAAATGCACAGAATGTTACTGCTCAAGTCGATGCTTTGATAGCTAAATTTCAAGAGTTATTAACGAGATTGCAAGGCATGGATGAACAGTTCTTAACTGTTGGTACAACTTGGGGAAATTCCTTGTATACAGGTTTTGAAGAAGCCAATGTAACAGGACAATGCGTTGCTTATATCGATTCCATGATTGCCGAGTTAGGCAAGAAAGACTTCACACCAGTTGGTACACAGTACGGAAATCAGATTGTCAGTGGATTTAGAACGGCAGTAGCAAGTCTTCCAAGTGCAATGTCAACTGCGATTTCAGGTTTAAATGCGTACGCTTCGAGGTTCTCAAGTGCAGGTGCGAATTTAGGAAATTCCTTTGCAAATGCATTCAACAATGCAGTATCGAACTTGAAAACACCAAACATCAATGTAGAACATGATTCACGAGGTGGCGAAGTTCCAACTGGATATTTTGCTAAAGGTGGATTTGCAAGAAGAGGAACAGATACTATTCCTGCTATGTTGACACCTGGAGAGTTCGTGGTGCGAAGAAATGCAGTAAAAGGCATTGGAGTGTCCTTCTTGAAAAAAATCAATGATATGGACTTCAAAGGCGCTTTCAAAGGCTTGATGTCATCGCAAGGAAATAATTCGATGCAAGCGACTTACAACCACATTGTGAACAATACTTCTAACTACAACTACGGAGATAGAAGCATCACGATCAATGGTGGCAACGAACGCAAGCAACGATTAAAAGCAAATAGATTTATGAAAGGATTGGCATATTAAAATGTTTGGAAACTGTGAAAACTTTAACCCTGTAAGACAATATGTTCAATTCAATGATTTGGTCTTTGATTCTACGGATGTGATTCGTGAAGCGAGTTACAAACAAAGCACAAAGACCGAAACAGAAGAGTATTCCTATGGTCATGGTAGCTATGTGAATTTCAAGTCATCCCAACAGTTTTTAACTGAGGGAGACTTGAGCATGACCATTAACATTGACTATCGAAAATATAGAAGAGAAGAGAGGAAATACCTCAAAGATTTTATCAAGCTCAACTTGATTAAAGCTGGTCGCATATGGGCAATTGAAGATAACAAGATTCTATGGGCATATGCCTATGTAACGGACTTCTCAGACGATTACTACAAGTTCAAAGGGCATATATCCTTTGATATAGAGTTGAAGCTCTATGAGGGAGTATGGCACATTGCAGACCCTAGAAAAACGTATCTAATTCCATACAGTACGTGTAACTTCCTAGAGTGCTATGACTTTAGAGACGATACAAATTGTGGCGATTGTTGTGTGAACTGCGTAAAGCCAATGGAAGAAGATTGTGCATCTTGTTTGTGCCATTGCGATGATTTGGTAAAAGAAAATTCTTTATGTGTAGTCGGTCGAAATATCTTAGATGAATTCATGCGTTGTGGAAAATCATTCCTGCTTGTATACGACTGCAAGCGTTCAGAAGAATTCTTTGGCGAGGATTCATATGGAAAGAAAATCTATAAAGCCGATGTATGTAAATCAACGATAGCAGGACAGTTCTATTCAGGAACTATCTTAGACACAACGAATATTGATATTCGTATCGAGGGTAAATTTCAAAACCCTGAAATTAGTATTAACGGAAATCGCATCCGTTTGATAGGTGATTATGACGGAACAATCACGATAGATAGAAGTGGCTCAGTCATGTATTCAAAAGGAGATTGTTGCCCATTTGAAGAAGTGGATTTGAACAATGTAGAAATATTGGATGATTTCCTATTCACTGTAAAACATGGCATGAATAACGCAATCGTAAAGAATTCATGTTGTGAAATGGCGAGCATTTATATCTATGCAGATGAAATAACGTACTAGAAAGGAATGTGTATGGCAGAAGAATATTGTTCACCTTGTATAAAACTACAAGAAGAAAGTGCAGAATTCTATGAAAATGGTGTAACCGATGCAGTCTGTAATTCATTAGGTGATAACACTGGATTCAATCCTGAAAGTGGCAATAACACTTGCGATGATCTAAAGACTGCAAACGACTGTTTGATATTAGGAAATATCGAAGAGTTACCTGCATATGATGTCTGCAAATGGAAAGAGTTCATGGAACAGTTTTTACCCAATCAGTACAACATGAACGAAGCTATCATTTGTGCTATCTGTGGACTTTGGAATAGTTTGCAGAATATGTTGCTTATGAATTTGGCTATCAATGCAAAATATGAGATTCGACAAGAGACAAGAGGGTTATCTGTTTCTGTCGCTCGTAACGGAGATTGGGTATTCAGATATTCTGATTGGAATAACCTTGAACAAACTGAAAAAGTAGGAGATGGAGTTATTACTGGAAAAGCCGATTTCTGTATGTCGGTTGGCGAAAATAAACAAATTTCATGGCATATACGTAGTGTAACTGTCAGTACGTTCACATATACGGCAACAAGTGTTGTTCCTGCATCTAGACCAAGTATTACAATTCGTGTTCCAAATTCTAGTGGAGAGGTCATCTATCAACGAGAAAGTGTACAAGGAAATATCTCAGAAGCTATCAATCGTACAGTGGACTTGAATTTATCAGGAACATTGGGAACAGGTCAGAGTACAGATTGGATTCAGTTCTTATCTATCTACAATGACTGGGTAGCGGATGATGAAACAAACTTATACGTTCAATTCAAAAATAATAACGTGGATAACGTTCCAACGTGCTAGGAGGTAGCTTATGGCAGTTGTAGATAAAGATATATGTAAGGCTTGCGAAGACTTACAAGCCTATGCACCTGAATTTGTTATAAAAGGTGTAACAGATACGATGTGTGCAAATCTAGAAGCCAATCAAGGATTGATGAACAAAGGCAGAAAGAATTGCACAGATATTCATAATGCTATTGATTGTTTGGTTGGTGGAATGGCAGAAAAAGCACAAGCCTATGACCCTTGCAAACCGAATCAACCAATTGAAGATTTAGCTAAAAATGTTATGCACGTAATGGATATGTTGGCTTGTTCAGATTGTGGACAGTGGGAACAAATCGAATTGATTTGGGAAGAGATTCAAAAGATATGGGATGCTATTCACGCTTTGGAAGATGCTTTAGGTGATGCAAACGGAAACATCAGTAAGATTCAGAACGCTTTGATTAAACTTCTTACAAACATGAGAAACGCAGGATATTGGGAAGCATCAAAAGATATCTTAGACGGAAATGTGAAGTCAGGAGTTGGAGTAGCTTATGGAACGATGAATCACTTTGGTGGTACTGCTGATGGAAACTCATATATCCGTACAAATACAGGACAAACAGAAAATGATACTGTTGGAGGTATCTAATGGCATGGAACACATTTTGGGGTGCATATGATAATACAGGTCCATTTTCAAATGTTGTGCTAGGTGGAGACCCTAGTGCAACTGGACCATTTGGCATTCCTTTAACCGATGCTCATAATGCAGGGTTTGGACAAGGGATTGAGTTTACAGACAATGGAAGTTATGGAGTTACTTTTAAACTGAATTTAGTTGGATATGCAGTAAATGATTCGCAACAGTATGTTCCAAACTTACACTATATTCCTTTTGGTGGAACATACGATTATATACTGATCATTTCAACTTCAAACAATAATCAGGCTTCTTGGAATCAGATTTTCAATGCTAAGATTTTTTCTCATCCTGGAGGGGCAAACCTATGCTACGGAGCAAATTGGCACGTAATCGCACAGTCTAGTCAATGGTCAGGATTTTTCCAATTACCAACTGATACAACACATGTAAAGATTGAGCTACGAGGTGAGGATGCAACTTTACCACATGAAAATATATATTCCATTCAACAGATTATTCCTGAATTTAAGCCTTGGGCAATTCGTAAAGCAAAACAATGGAATTCTTTAAATAGACCAAGTGGATTCTTCCATATTCGTAAATCAGGACAATGGGAAGATAAATCAATCATGAGTGGCAGTGAAACAGGACAAGTCAATCAAGGAACATCGAGGATAAGAAAAAATAACAACTGGGTTGGACAAGGAAAGGTAGGTAACTAATGATACCTTATTTTGAAATCCTAGAATTTGGCAATGTAAAGAAACGTTTTCAATTATCCTTATCAAATATATCTATGTCTAACGAAATGATGTCTACACCTACGATAGACATTGATGGAGTAGCCGAATTACTTCCTTATTTGAGAGGAAGAAAAGAAATTCGTATTTATACAGAAAATGCCATCTTCTATTCCAATACACAGTCTGTAAACGTGAACACAAATACTGGTGTATTAAGTATTTCTTGTTCTCATGTCATCAAGGAATGGGAATACAGACAAGTGCCTACAAACTATGCCACGAAAGATAAGACGATACCTCAAATCTATGAAGATGACGAGATGAAATATTCAAATGAATGGATTATGAGCTTTGATGAAAAAGCATCTCAAGAAGTTATTGACTATGTGTATTCAAGGCAAGATAAACTCAGTGCCTTAACAAGAACGTGTGAATTAACACCTGATTTATTTTGGCGAGTTCCTTTAACTAAGGATAAACGAATTGAAGTAGGTGTTTTTGGAGAGAAGAAAAATTACACTGTTTCTTTAAGACCAAGTGGCAAAACCAATATCCATATCTTAGAAGAACCTGAAATCAACGAGGATTGGTCGAACGTTATCAACTTGGCAACAGTGTATGCGAATAAATCAGACAGTGGAATGTCCTCGTTATCTTTGAGAGAGGTATATAACGATACATCCTTGCAAGACCCTAACTTTCCAGTTGTGATTATTCGTAACAATATCAATAACGAACGTGATTATAACTATATCGATTATCCAAAACTGGCACCAAATAACCAATTGGAATATGCAGTTATCGATACAGAATCCGTTGCAATGGAAAGTGGATTGTTTATTGAGGGAACGTTTGCTTTTGACGATTTAAACCCTTTCTCATTGGAAGAAGATGTAGAAGATGAAGAAGAACCAGTAGGAAGTGGAAATTGGTCTCCTCAAGGCTTTATAGATGAGTATAATGGACAATCTATCGATATGGATGGAGTTCCACCTGAACAACCTTATCAATGTGTTGATACATTCAAAAAATGCCTTGAAATCATTGGTTATCCAAATCCATCTAGAGCCATTGGTGGAGATGGATATGCATGGAATATTTGGTTTAATAGACAATCCCTAGGATATGATGCGTATTTTGATTATCCAAGTACACCTCAGTTTGGAGATTGGGCAGTCTTTAATAAAGCTGGAGATACACCTTATTCTCACGTAGCTATGTTTGTTTCTGATAATGGAAATGGTACTGCTCAATTCTTTGGGCAGAATCAACCTCAACCATATTGCACAGTTACTTCTATATCGACTGCAAATATCTTAGGTTGGTTGCGTGTAAAACCTGAGTTTTGGCAAGGAACATACAATCCTGAATCAGGCAATGGTGTTAAGAACATTACCGATGAGGACAGAATCAAATGTGCCAAGGCAGTGTACGATGCTACGATCAAAAAACTAATCTATGCTCGTAGAAAATATCAAATCACTGTGCATACCGAAGAATTACCTAGCGATATCAATGTAGGCGATAAGATTCGTTTTATTTACGATATGAAGAAATTCCATATCGAGGAATGCTCAAACTATATGCGTAAGCTCATAGAAGAAAATGATTGGTATTACATCGTAAAAATGGAACGAAACATCAATGCCGATGGAACAACCACTGGAGAACTTACCCTTGAGAAGTTCTTACGAGTTGATAGAGAGGGGAAACAAGAATCATGATGGATGAATATAGCAGAGCCATAAATATCCTTGCAGAGAACGTATACGAGCTTAAACAGAAGCAACGATACAGTTCTGTACAACGTAGAAATCAAAGTGTCGATATGTACGGATATGAATTGACTGGTCATGGTTCTGCAAACAATCCAGCCACGCTTGGTATAAGTGTTTCCCAAGACTTGATTTATTACAACCGATACGAGTTTCAAATCGTTATCGAAAATGCAAGTGCAACGTCTTTTCAGATTCTGATTGACGGAATCGATTTAACACCTTATTTCCAATCTCAGTTTAATGGAGCTTGGATTACTGGAAATGGTGTTTATCCAAACAAAGGGACTGCACATTATGATGTACTTCTAGCGACTGGATATATGAACGAAGCCGAAAGAAACCAAATTTTAGAACCTGGTTATAAAGAAGTGCAAGTGGTAGGCAATGGAGATTTTGATGTGAAGATTATCAATTATATGAAGTATTCACATTGCAATCGATAGTTTGCGAAAACTCACTATTTTAAAATCCATTATATAATTTTATTGTAGGAAAAACGCATATGAACAGACTTGAAAAAATGGAACTTCACTTGAAAAATCATCCTAACGATTATCAAACTGCAATCGCTTTTTTGAAGTATCGTAGCAAGGAATTTGACAAGGAAAGAAAACATAAACAAGACCAAATGCGAAAAGATATAGCCATGTATAAAAGGAGGCTTAAAAGTGCAGAATAAACACTCTAGCGACAGTATAGCCGAAGATTTGATACGTGCTTTCACACAAGTAGGAAATACCGAATTACATACGAAAACACTACTGGAAAAGCGTGTATCTGAAATAGAAAATGGCATGATTGAGGACGAACAAATTTCTGATCAAATGGAAATCGTCAATGAGCTTAAAGAAGATTTAGAATCACAAGCTCAGACACGTAGAGAACTCATGCTTTATTTGTACAGGCTTTATGGAGAAAAAGGCAATAAGGAATATTGGTGTGTGATAAAACACTTGTCATACGCTATGTACACAACTTTTGAAGCATATCAGGCAAGCGATAAAGACGAAGAATTATTTTCTTTGTATCTGCAGATTAACAAAATGTTCATCAAGGCATTATCGCAATTCCTAGGTGTAACCATTACGGAATGCAGTGCTTGTTTTGGCGATATCCTTAAAGCCGAAATGAAAGGAGACGAACAATGAGTCTAAATCCACGAGTATGTAAAAAAAGCTATAAAGTACACATACCTATGATGGGTGAAGAATGTGAATTTTGGCTTATTACAGTAACGGACGAACAGTCTATTACAAACCCTGATAAAGACCACGCTTATTTAACAGATGATGGAAAATTATTTGTGTTTAACGGAGATTCATTGGTTCGAGTAAATTGCGATATATGTTTTACGCAAGAAGAAAGAGAAAAATTAGAAGGAATTGAAGAGAACGCTAATAATTACACATTGCCTGAAGCAGATTCAAACCATTTAGGTGGAATCAAAATTGGATATAGTGAAAACGGAAGAAATTTTGCAGTCAAATTAGACAACGGAAAAGCCTATGTTACAGTTCCTGAAGATGACGAACAATCTATACCTTTAGCATCAGAAGAAAATGTTGGTGGGCTTAAAATAGGCTATCAAGATACTGGAAGCTTTCATGGATTGCAATTAGACGCAGACGGAAAAGGATATGTAAAAGTCGATATACCAGAAACAGTTGATATATATTCTGGAACATCAGAAAATCCCCCGGAATTTTGGAAAGACGGAGATATCTATATCCGGTACGAGGAATAATCTATGGCATTCGGACAAAATCAAGAATTAGGTTGGATTGAGGGATGGACAAACGGACGTTATCGTGTATCGAATTATGTATCATATAAACAAGATTTAGAAAACAGAAAACTTGAAATCACATTGGCGAACCAACAGTGTTGTTCATTGGATAATTATCATACATTCTACAATGGAGTAAACAACGGATATGGTTGGCAACTTATGGGAGGACAAGTAGTTGATGTTTATGATGCAGTTAATGTTCCTGCTGGTGGGTGTTGGACGCATAATGGAGATAGATACGCAACTGTAACAGTCAATTATAACAATGACGGAAGTGTTCCTGATATTCTGATGTCAACGCAGTTTATAGCTGGCATAAATCAATATGATACACCTGAATTTGACTGGACAACTAGAAACATAAAAACGTTATTTCATAGTATTAACGCTAAGGTGCAAGCACCAACAATTACTAATGTAGATGTTATTTCCTCCACTTCAGCAACAGTAGAATTTACAAGCGTAGAAAACGCAACTAAATATAACATTACGTTGAGACACCAAGATGGAGCAGCTACGGCATATATAACAACGGACACGAGATATACATTTAATCATCTTTCTCCAAACCAAAATTACACTGTAACAGTCCAATCAGAGGATGTATATGGAAGTCGAAGTGATGCATCTGAGCCATACTCATTTTCAACGAAAATTAATGTAGGACAAGTTGTTAACCTGATATATACAGAAAAGACAGCAACCAGTTTCATATGTACGTGGGATGAAGCAAACAACGCAACCTATTATTCAATTGAAGTGAAAAACGCAAACGATCCCAGTTTGTTTGATGAATCTTATGAACAAGTTGAAACAGAATTATTGGTAGATGGCTTAAAATCCTATACTCAATATACAGTCATTGTAAAAGGAATGAATGGAGATATTGAGGGTGAGGAAGCACAATTAAGTGTAATAACAAATAAGTTTGATGCACCAACTGTGAGTACAACGATTGAAGTAAATCAAGTTACAGTTTCATGTTCTGATGTAGGAGCAAGCCAATATAACTTTATCCTATACGATAGTGATAAATCACTTTTAGAATCACAAACAATTGAAGGAAGAACTTACGTTTTTAGTAATTTGGAATCTGGAAATTATTTTGTTCAAGTTGTTGGATATGACGGAAATTACGGAGAATATAGTGGGTATTATGCATTCTCAATATTAAAGAATGTAAAGGTTCTTGTAAATGTAAACGGCATGGCAAAAGAAGGAACTATGTACACAAATGTAGCAGGAGATTCCAAAAAAGTTATAGATATATATTTTAATGTTTTAGGAGAAGCAAAGGAGGCAGTTTAGTATTATGAGCGAATGTAATTTTACCGAATACGATGAGATTCTTGTTCCAGTTCCAAGTCAACCTGATGTTGAATATGTAACTGAAGATGAGCTTAAAGAAGTCGAAGAAAGATTAAGCGATTATAACAATATTGAAAACAAACCAAGCATTAATGGAGTTACACTAGAGGGCAATTTAACATCAGATGATTTAAAAATCGTATCAAAAACAAAACTTGTTGAACACGGAACAAACGACACTACATTTACTTTGCCACCAAACGAATTTCATACATGGGGAGAAATAGCAAATTTGGATATTACTTTGCAAGAAGGAGAAGAGGGTGTTGTTAACGAATATTGGTTTGCATTTACTAGTGGCGCTTCTCCAACAACTTTAATTCTTCCTGATACAGTTGTAAGCGATATAGGAATCCAAGCGAATACAAGATACGAATGTAATATTGTTAATAATTATCTAGTTTTCCAAGAATGGAGTGTAACAAATGGCTAGTCAATATAGAAGAAGATCGTTGATGTTAAATACAATCGCAAAGGTAGCTCAAGGAAACCCTACGATAATTACGGATTCCAGTTCTAGGAGATTACAGAAATTAAATGTGTACGGTCAGAGCGAACAGGATAGTACAACTGGAAAGAATTTGTTAAATCCAACAGGAGCAACTAAAGAAGGTTGGAACATCGCTTTGCCTAATTTTAAATTAGAGGTTGGTAAACAATATACTTACACCGCACCAATTTTAGAAGGTTCGGAAGCTTGTGCATTATTTGCTATAGCTAGCGATACAGAACTTGTTCCATATCTACAATCTGGAGAAACGCATACATTTACTGTTGCAGATGAAGCTGATTTTTCACAAGGTATATTTCTTGCTGGTGGTAGTGAAGATGCTTTGACTTTAGGTGATGAATTAACCGCAATGGTTGAATTAGGTAGTGTCGCCACTGAATTTGAACCCTACACAGGTGGAAAGCCTTCTCCTAGTCCAGACTATCCACAAGAGATTATCTCAAAAGAAGTTAGTGCAATTAAGATTACAGGAAAGAATTTGTTTGACTTTGTAACCTTAGCTGGTGGTGAGGGTGCAACATTTGAAAAGAATGGATTGTCAGCTCGTATTGAAAATGGATACTTGATAACAACAGGTACAGCCATAAATGACGCCTTTACTAAAAATGAATTTGAACCATACAAAGAACAAACAATCACACTTTCAGACCCTATTACTTTAAGAGGTATTCGCTTATCAAGTGGTGGAAATATTACAATTGATGGACAACAGTATATAGCCGATTATATTGATAGTTTAACTGGTAAAATTAACCGTTTAAATGGTTATATTGATAGTTATAATGGTGAGGAAGTAGGAACTATCTATATGAGTACAACTGGTCAATTAACCACTGGTGCTAAGGTGATTTATAAGCTATCACAACCAACTCAAGAAGATTTACCACAACAAGACCAAGAAGCAATAAGAGCATTGACAACATACTATCCAAACACTGTGATACAGACTGGTTGTTGGAATGAGGTTACTTATTCTGCAAAAAGAGGAGGTTAATATGAATTACGGAAAATTTATTAACGAAAGCATCGTTATAAATCCTAGCGAGATATCTCTTGATGGAAAACATATTTGGAATCCGACAGAAGAACATTTATTGCAAAAAGGGTATAAAAAAATCGTTGAAACAGAAATGCCTGTAAATGAAGAAATTGGAAAACATTACGAACCAAATTATATCGAAAAAGAAGATTGTATCGAAAAAGCATGGAAATTAGTAGATGACAAGCCAATAATTAGAGATTCTCTTTTAGATAGAATTGAAACACTTGAAAAAGAGCAAAATAACATGACAAAAGTGTTTACGGAGGTAGTTAATGGATGTCAATAAATTTAAGGCACTATGTAAAATGGCAGTTCTAAACGCTAGAAAGATAGAAGATAAAGAAGCTCTCGAGGTAATTGATTTATATCCTGATTATGATTATTTGTGTCAAATATCATATGTTGCAAAAGAATCAGGATTTAAATTTAAACACAATGGTGTTCTTTATAAAACTATTCCACCTAATCATCAATTTCAAAGTCAATGGACACCAGGGGAAGGAACATCATCAATTTATACACAGATTTCTGAAACTGAGAGTGGAACATTAGATGATCCAATTCATGTTCCTGAAGATGTAAATACAAATGCTTTTACATATATAGTAGGGAAATACTATTTATGGGAAGAAAAGGTTTATAAATGTGTCCATGGGGAAGATGAAGAAGGAACAGAATATAGTTTTGTTTATAGTCCTCAGGATTTAATTGACAACTTTTTCGTTTTAATAGAATAGATTGGTACTGAATCTTAAGCGCATAGAATTGTCATTTGACAATAGAGAGGAGAAAGACAATGGAATTCTTAAATCAGATTATGCCAAGTCTAGTAGACTTCATTGCAGTTGTTGTTGGATGTGGATTGATGTATTTAGGTCAATATGTTAAGAAACTTTACAACAAATATGTTGATGACGAAACAAAGAAACAAGTAGTCAATTCAACAGTGCAATACGTAGAACAAGTTTACAAGGATATTCACGGAGAAGAAAAACTTGAAAAGGCATTGGAAAGGGCAAGTGAATTATTGAAAGAGAAAGGTATAGCCGTTTCCAATACCGAACTAGAAACTTTGATTGAAAGTGCAGTATGTGGTTTTAATGACGGCTTCTATAAAGGATAATGAATGAGTCAATTATAGTAGCAATTATTGGTGGCTTATGTACCGCAATTCCAAGTTTGATAGCGACAATCGTTGTAAACAAAAAAACAATGGCAATCAATGAATATCGTATCAATTCTTTGGAAGAAAAAATGGACAAACACAACAATGTAATTGAACGTGTTTATAAATTAGAGGAAGACCAGAAGAACGCACAATATCGTATCAATGATCTAAAGCAAGACATTGATAAACTAACTCACAAATAAAAAAGGCAAATATATTAAGGGCAACTTTTTTTAGTTTGCCCTTTTTTCGTGCAAGAAAGGAGAATCTATGAAACCGAATAAAACATATGTCGCTAGTGATGGATATGAATATTTCATGTGTCCTATGACCGAGTTTAAGATTACGCAGGTAGAAAATGTTGGAACACATTTAGGAACAAAAGCAGTCGATTTTGCAAGTGGAACTGCAGGATATAGAGCGCCTTATTATGCACCTGCCACTGTTAAATGTATTAAGACCATTCCAAGCTACGGAGAAGCCACTTGGCAGACTGTTAACAAGGTACATTGTCCAAATGGGTACTTTGGTATTGTTACCTTTGAAACAGTCCATGACAACACCTTTAATGCGTATGTAGGCATGGTGATTAAACAAGGTCAACAGTTAGGAAATATGGGTGATGCAGGTAGAGCAAGTGGTGTTCATTTGCATATCGAATTCACACAGTCTGCGAATGGTAATATGGCATATAATTCCTATGGCATATATACTTTTACTGCTACTGAAAGCTACGTTGATGATACATTCTATGTAGATGATACGAACGTTATCACCCCTATGGCAGGGAATTGGAGAAAATGCAATGCAGGTAGTGGTAGTACAACAAGTGTCTATGACCCTAGCCAACTCATTCAAGAAGATGGTATTGCACATTTTACAAACGATACACCTATTATATGTCATAGAGATAGTCCAACTGGTCCGAAGTTTGGTAGCTATGTAAAAGGTGAAACACAACGTTATACAGAAAAATGGGTAGGAAACGGACATAGATATATTTCATGGTTATATGAGAATGACCCTAGTATTCGTTGTTTTGTAGCCGTTAGTGGAAGTGAAGTACAAGGTGAAGACCCTTGGGCAACATTTACTGCACCTGAAGAAGAAAATAAACCAAGTGAACCTGAAAAACCTGAAAAACCTGAAACTCCTGAAGAACCAGCAAAAGAATTTCCTGACAGTGTTAAGATGAAAGGAATTGATTTATCCGAACACAACAACGGAAATATTGATTTTTCACAATATGATTTTGTTATCTTACGTGCGAATTGGTGGACGACAGAAGATAAGAAGTTCAAGACATTCGCCGATAAGCTAGATAAATTAGGTATTCCATATGGTGTATACTGTTATGACTATTGTGGTGATGAAAAAACAGCATTAGAACAAGCCGAATATACATATAACCTTATCAAAGATAGAGATATCAAGATGGGTGTATGGATGGATATGGAAGATGCCGATGGTTGGAAACAGAAAAATGGATATTTGAACAAAGAGCATTGCTCAATGGTTTGTAAGGTGTTCTGTGATTTCTTCAAAAAACGTGGATATTTTACAGGTGTATATGCATCTAGTTCATGGTTTGATTCAATGATTGAAGAAAATGGATATCCAAAATGGATTGCAAACTGGGGTAGCAACGATGGAACTTGTCAAGGTGATTTCTCTGTTGATGGAGTGTTGCACCAATACACAAGTACACCGATTGATAAAGATGTGGCTTATCACGATTTAGACTTCTACAAGTCCAATCCTACCGAGGAAAAACCAACAGATGACCAAGAGCCTAATGAGGATGACAATGTAGAAGATAAACCAAACGAAAAGCCAACAGAAGGTGGTGTTGACTATGGTTTAATTAATAAGGTTCTTAAGTGGATATTGAAACTGCTTAAGAAAATTGTAAACATTTTTAAATAGAGATAGAAACTCTTTAAAACAACAAATGAATAAAAAATTTAACAATAGTACGTTTTAAACTATTTTGACTGTGTAAATAAAAACTACCTTCAAAAAGAGGGTAGTTTTTTATGCATCATAATTATTGAATTCACCTATGAAACACTTCACAATACATATGCACATTGGTTTAAAACGAAAGATTCCAAGATTATTGACTTCATGAACATGGATATCAATTTGGATCAAAACAAAAATTCATAAAATTGATTCAAGCATAGTTCACTTTACTAAATACGAGGGGTTATAATATCTATGCAATCCTCAGATTGTAAAATTATACTTTTTATTTAATTCCTATTTTAACCCCTTTCTTTTTCAGAGAAGAGATGCAGAAATGCATCTTTTTTCTTTTGTATAGTTCACTTTTCGCATATCTTAGGCTTATAATATATGTGTCTGATTATCCTTTGTGTCAGACGAACTCGGTCTAGCAAAATTTTCCATAGAGAAAAAGCACATGAAAAAATGTGCTTTTTTTCTTTTTATGATAGTTCACTTCGGCAATTTCAGGTGTTAAAATACCCTCGTAATTGTTCTTTGATATGAAAATGTCAACCATGTGAAGAGAGGTGTCAACTTGCATGGAGCGTGGCTAAACAAGGCTTATTGCCTGATGAAACGATAGTTTATCAGGAAGAAGTTGGATATATAGCAATATATATCCTGAATGAGGAAACCTCAAACTTAACCACGTGTGCATACCTTGAAATATGTAAAGGAACTGAACTTGTCGTGTCTGCAATAAAAAGTCGTGGAAACACGTCCTCTCCTACAAGCGATATAGTGGGAGCTATATAAAGCCAATGTAGGAAATACCCAACAAAGGCATTGCGTGTGATGTTCAGAAATGAACTATAAGACAAGTAACAGGTACAAGTAGCCCATAGCGCATTTAGAGAAACAATGATTAATTTCTATTTGGAAAGCTTAATGAAATTATACATTCTGAAAGACGGGTGAAAGTTAGGAGTATTATTCTCCTCGTTGGTTCAAAAGGGTAAGAAGCTATAAGGTCGCAACTTGTAGCTCAGACTTATTCTCAATGTGTCTGAATATACACGATCAAGTGTTATGTATGGCGAAAGTCAGATATTTTCATATTAATGGCAATTTATATTCATTTTCTAAGTTTTCAATCTTAAATTTTCTTTGTTTTAAGAGCCTTGAATAGGCTCTTTTATTTTTGTTAAGACATAAAAAAAGCTCATGTTGGAGCATGAGCAAACAGAAATACAAAGAATTGATAATGTGCTTTTTCATATCTTTGTACTTTCATTATAAAAGATTTATAGTTAGTTTTCAAGAAAAAAATTTAAATTTTTTTTGATTTTTTTATAAAACGTAAAATAAAGCGTAAATGTTTTCGCACAAAAAGCCTAGTCCGTAAAGACTAGGTTTTTAGATGAGTATTAGTATCTCGTTGCCTGAGATATTATTGTCAAAATCATTATATCGCATTTTTTATCCTATGCGAATCATGCCAACCCATTAAATAAGGGATAGATACATCTAAGGTTTCTGCAAGTCTAGCAATAATCTTTTAAGAAACAGGTCTACCTAATTCAATTTTATTAATAGACACACGAGAACTATAACCCATTTTTTTAGCTAATTCTTCTTGAGTTAAATTCAGTTCAAGTCTGCGCTTTTTTACCTTTTCGCCTAAGTTCATATATGTATTATCTCCTCACATAAATTATAACATCAAGTTTCATATTGTAAACATTTTTGTTTATTTTTGTTGACTTAGATAAATTATAAGAGTATTATATAGGTGTAATCAAAATTGATTACTTTTTAATTAGAGGGGTGGCGAGGCAATGACAAATGTGGCTTTATTAGATTCCAAAATCAAAGAAAGTGGTCTCACAAACGTATTTATTGCACGAAAGCTAGGTATTTCTCGTTCTTCTTTATGGAGAAAACGTAAAGGTCTAGTCCAATTCAATCAATACGAAATTGACGGACTGTGCAAATTATTAAACATCACTTCTTTGACAGAAAAGGAATCTATTTTTTTTACACATTAAGTAAGCAAATATGATTACAGAAAGGAGAAGAGATGGAAGAAAAATCCGAACTTATGAATGATAAAGAATTGGAAATGTTGTTTCAAACCAATACCAATAACTTTATCGCAAGACAAAGACAGTTTAACAAAGTGAACACCGAGTTCAGTAAGAAAACAACCACTTTGTTAAAACAACTATCTGATGATTACATTCAAACGAGAGAGGAAATACACAAGATGAATTCCAAAATTGATCGTTTAACAGTATTCCTGATTCTTACGTTATGCCTGTTACTTTGGAGCGTATTCGTATGAGTTATCTAGGGTACAAAGAAATCAAGGAACTATTGAAGTGTTCCAAAGGGAAAGCCTACGAGGTTTTATTTGAATTAAGGAATATATCAGGGTGGAGAGACACATACGAATGTAAGCATCTATCAAGAATCGTGATACCAAAATCCGTATTCTTGAAATATTATCCTAATTTAAAGCAGGCGATTAGGGAAAAAGAAAAAGAGTTATCTGCTTAGGCGACCAAACCGACAGATAACTCATGAGGTAAATGGCTCAAAAATAAAGCCATTTCCATTATAGCACATAGAAAACAAAAGGGGGAAATGATGATGACATTACAACAACTTAGGGATATCGAAGATAACAAACACATTGATTCATTTATCGAATCAGACGATTCATTCAACGATTGGGAAAAGAGAAGTAATCCTGAATACATCTCAACCTATTACGAGATGTTAAGCATTCTTTATCAAATCATGGATGAGAACGATGAAATTAAAGCCATCAAATGTGCAGAAGATGAAATGGCAGATTGGATGAACTCAATCAAAGATAGCATGAATTACAACTATTCATTAGCTAAGATTCATGCGTGCAAGGACTTCCTGAATGGGGAAGATGCGTTTGGTGATAACTATGACTAGGACTACTGCTACTAAGAGTTCTACAAGGACTTCAACAAGAAAATCAACTGCTACTAAAAAATATGAAGCTCTTATGGAACAACAATTTGAAATTCCTGAATTTGGAAATGTGAACTGGGGCAAGTTCGATTATTACAATCATCAACAACGCATCAAGAAAACCAATGAACGTATTCATCAATTCAAGGTGTTTGCTTCCATCTCAATTTCAGTCATTATCGCACTCTTAGTGTTTTCGATATTTGTATTTCTGAGATTTGGATTGGGGGTTGAAATATGAAAGGTAAACCATCTCAGTGTGATTTGCTGCTGCAACATCTAAAAGAACATGGAAGTATAACTGGAGCAGAAGCATTTGAAAAACTAGGTATCTATCGACTGTCTGCACGTATCGCAGATTTAAGAGCCGATGGATATGTCATCGAAACACAGTATAAACACAAGAAGAACTCGAAAGGAGAAGATGTACATTATGGAGAGTACATACTTCACTCATGAACTTATACGAAAGCAATAACGAGTTTGAATACATCAAGCTCAATTCTCGTGAAGAATGGCTAAAAGCAAGAGAAACAAGAATTGGTGGAAGTGAAGCCAGTTCTTTGATTGGTATAAACAAATATCAATCGCTCAGGGATTTATGGAGAAAAAAGAAAAAAGGAATTACGGAAGAAATCGACAACGAAGCAATTCGTTACGGAAATGCATTAGAGCCAATTCTAAGAGAAATGTTCAGAGTAAAGCATCCAACAATGGATGTTCAGTACGAAGAAAACGCAATCCTTTATTCCAAGAAATACGAGTGGATGTCATATTCTGCTGATGGATTGATTTGGGACGGAGCAAGAGCTGGAATCCTAGAAATCAAAACATCATTCATTCGCAATTCAGAAATGCTAAGGAATTGGGATAACAAAGTTCCTGACAATTATTTTATTCAAGTCTTGCACGGATTGATAGTTACTGGATATGAGTTTGTAGATTTAATCGCAGAGCTACGATTCATGGATGGAAATGCATCCATTCGTCAATATCACATTGAAAGAAAAGAAGTCCTAGACGATATCGAATACATTATCGAAACAGGACATACAAATTGGCAAACATATTTCATAGGAGATATAGAGCCGAAAATACAATTTGAACTTTAGAGAGGAGAAACAGATGCAATTTGAATTAGAAGCTAAAGTATTAAACGGAAAAGTTGTAACCAATGCTAAGGAATTGTTAGCAAACATTGATAACGGACTGAAACATTATGACTACGTTGTAACAGAAAACACGTATGAGCAGGCAAAGAAAGACCGTACTCAATTGAATTCCATTGTGAAGATGGTTTCAGATGAAAGGAAACGTGTTGAAGATGATTTGTTCTCAGAATGGAAAGAGGACAAGAAAAACATCATGGGCATTGAAAAGAAAATCAAACAATGTGCCGACAGTTTAGGACAAGGTATCACAGATATTGAAGATGCTCTTAAAGATGAAAAACGCAAGCATATTTATGAAGCATGGCAAACACTTCTAGATGGCAAAGGCAATGGAGAACACTATGACTTAACTCCAAAATTCAATGAGAAATGGTTGAACAAAACAACTTCAAACAAATCCATTGAAAAAGACCTGAATGCTATCTATGACAAAATCATTCAGGATTTAGGTTTTATGGAAACGTTCTTACCTAATGATGAAACAGATATCGCTCAAATCAAGGAAGTGTATTTCCAAGAATACGATTTAATGCGTGCCAAAGTTAAAGCAGACGATTTAAAACGTATCAGAGAGTCTGTAGAGCAACAAAAACAAAAGGAAGAACAAATAGTTCAAGAACCTTTACATTTTGAACAGAGCATACCTAACGAGCCTGAAAATAAGGTTGTAGAACAAAACACAAATTGGGCAGAGTTCAGAGTTGAGGGAACTCGTGAACAATTATTAGAACTTACAAAGGTATTAGTCAATTTGAGAAACAATACATCATTTGAATTTAAAGTAACAAATAAAGGAGAGTTATAAGATGCAAGTAAAAAATAGTTTAGCAAATAGACCAACAGAATCAGTTACAGAATTTCAGGTAGGAAATGACAAAGTTACATTAAGTCCTAGTATCGTTCGTAACTATTTAACAAATGGAAATGGAACAGTTACAGATCAAGAAGTAAATTACTTTGTTCATTTATGCCGAGGGCAAGGATTGAATCCTTTCTTGAAAGAGATTTATCTAATCAAGTTTGGACAACAACCTGCAACATTTGTTGTATCGAAAGAAGCGTTTTTAAAACGTGCAGAAGCTAATTCTCAATACGATGGAGCAGAAAGTGGAATCATCGTTATGAATGGAAATGGTGAGATAATCGAACGTAAAGGTGGCTTCTTCTTAAAAGGAAGTGAACAAGTTGTTGGTGGATGGGCAAAAGTCTATCGCAAGGACAGAAAATATCCATGTGAAGTGCAAGTATCATTTGATGAATATGCAGGAAGAAAAAGCGATGGACAATTAAATAATCAATGGGCAACAAAGCCTGCAACTATGATTAAAAAAGTTGCATTAGTACAAGCCTTGAGAGAATCATTCCCTAACGATTTGAATAACTTGTACACTGCTGAAGAACAAGGGGATATGGAAATTCCTTATGTAGATTCAAGACCTATTGAACAACCAAAATATAATCAACAAGATGTTTCTGAACCAAAGTTTGAACCTGACGGACAAGCAGAGCCAGTGATGAATAATGAATCACTCGTATAAAGAAAACCTATTACAAGGACAAATCAAGGAATGCTTCTTTACTAGAGAACCACGTGAAGAAAACCTTTGTATACACCACGTATACAGAGGTGCATTCCGTGATAAGTCTACTGAGTATGGTTGTTGGATATGGTTAAGACCTGACTGGCATAATCAAACGAATTACTCAATCCATAACGATAGAAACTTAGAGTTACGAATTCAAGCCATGTGTCAAATGGCATTTGAGGATAGATACAGTCATGAAGAATTCATGGAAGTATTCAAAACAGACTATATCGAGAAATTCAGAAATAGGTATGGAAACACTTCAAGTATCTATGCCGAGTACAGACAAAGAAAGTTGGTGATGGAAAATGCTAATTGATGGACAGAACGTGTATATGTTCAATCCGTTTGACATGGCGAATTGGACGGAAGAAGAAATCAAGAACCAAATGGATTATTTCATCTCGTGTATCAATAACAACACTGACGTACCTTACGAAATCGCAAAGAATATTGAGAACATATCTAACCAGTTGTTTTTGATTGGGGAATGTATCGCAAGGTACACGAAAGAGAGAAACAAACTGAAAGATGAAATCAGTGCAAAGGCAAAAGTTGAGGCATATTTGGCAAGAGATGAATATCAGAACAAGAACCCTAACGCTAAAATGCCAGCTATGGCTTATTTCGAGGGCATAGCCGAACAAAAACTGTTAGGGGATAGAAATACCTTAGCGGAGCTAGATTGCAAGCTAACACGCTTTAAAAACGCTTATAACAGTGCAGAGAATATCTGCAATTCTTGGAAAAAACTGTTAGAGGCAATTCGATATGAGAATGGGGGTAAGTAAATGATTCTAGCAATAGACCCTGGAAACACTGAAAGTGCATACGTTCTTGTCGAAGATGATTTATCTAAGGTGATTGAAAAGGGAAAGGTAGAGAACTTTGAATTGGTTGGCATTATCTTACGAATCAAAGATGAACACAGTTCGTTAGAACATATTGCCATTGAGATGATTGCAAGCTATGGCATGGCAGTTGGTAAAACAGTGTTTGAAACTTGTGTTTGGATCGGGAGATTCGCACAACTAATACGAGTTGAGTTTGGTGTAGAACCAGAATTTATTTATCGGTCAGAAGAAAAAATGTGCTTATGCCATTCCATGAAAGCCAAAGATTCAAACATCAGACAAGCCTTAATTGATCGTTTTGGTGAAGTAGGAACAAAGAAGAATCCAGGTTACTTCTATGGGTTTAAATCTGACATATGGTCTGCTATGAGTGTGGCAACAGTTTTCCATGACAAATATTTGAAAGGCGAGGAAATCTAATGAGTGAAAAAAGATATTATTGGTTAAAACTTATGAAAGATTTCTTCACAAATCCAAAAATAAAAAAACTTAGGAAGTTAGCAGGAGGAGATACATTTACAATTATCTATCTAAAACTTCAATTACTAAGTTTAGATAATGAAGGAGTTCTTATTTTTCAAGGGATAGAAAATACTTTTGAAGAAGAAATGGCTTTAACGATTGACGAAGATGTTGAAAACGTATCAGTTACTTTGAATTATCTTATATCTCAAAATCTAATGGAAGTGTTAAGTAAAACAGAATATTTGCTTACTGAAACACAATGTTTAATCGGTAGTGAATCATCAGTAACAAAGCGAGTTAGAAAGCACAGAGAACAAAAAGCGTTACAATGTAACGCTAATGAAACAATTTGTAACACAGAGATAGATATAGAGAAAGAGATAGATAAAGAGATAGATATAAATAAAGAAGAAAAAATTCCGTACAAAGAGATCATTGATTGTTTGAATAAATTTGCAAAAACAAATTACAGACATACTAATCAAGTAACGAAAGACAAAATAAAAGCTAGATGGAATGACGGATTCAGATTAAATGATTTTGAAACTGTTATCAAAAACAAGTGTAGCGAATGGATGGGTACAGACATGGAAAAATACCTAAGGCCAAAAACATTGTTTGGAAACAATTTTGAAAGTTACCTAAACCAAAAAGTTTCAAAAGAAAACTCGAATACCGACAAAGTTCCTGATTGGTACAAGAATACAGGCGAAACAGAACCTGATGATGAATTGCTTAAACAAGTCGAAGAAATGAAAAGAGGTTTGAATCGTGAAACTTAGAAAAATTTTGATCGGTGTAGTTGTATATGCGATTTGGTTTGCGTTTGCGTTGTTTATCCAAGAAACAATTATCCGAGAGTATTCTCCAATGCCACAACAAGAGGGGTATGAAGATGTCAGGAAAGAAACAACCGAATGAAAGATTATGCGCCTACGCTTTGTACAACACAAAAGATGATTGCGTATTTGTTGGCAGTGTTCGACAAATAGCGAACTACTTAAAAGTGCCTGAGAAAAGAGTGCGAAACTATTACGCAAGGCATTTGAACTTAAAACGAAAATATACGATTGTGAAAATCGAGGAGGAGTAAAAATGATTTTATTTGATTTAGATAAAATTAACAGAACAAGGGACGATGGATTTCCATTTAACATTCCTATTGACAGTCCTATCAAAACACTTGGAGTTATTGATGAGAGAATCGAGGAGATGGTTTTGCAAGATGTTTTCAAAATCAATCGTGTTATCTTCAACAATCCTGCAACGATTGTGTTTTGGGAAGACGGAACAAAAACAGTTGTTAAAGCACATGGTGATGAGTTTGATGAAGAAAAAGGATTGGCAATGGCAATTGCAAAACGAGCGTTAGGTAACACTGGAAGATACTACAATGTGTTTAAAAAGTTTGTTCCTAAAGACGATGAGGTGGAAGTGTGAAAAACAAGGAGGAAAACATTAAGTAATTAAAAATATAGACAAATATACTTATATGTGATATAATGCGTTTGACGAAAGGATATTATAAAGGAGATACTATCATGAACACATCGAATATCACAAATTATAAACCAAAAGATTTTGCTGAATTACTAGGGGTATCTGTTAAAACATTACAACGTTGGGATCGTGATGGAATACTTAAAGCAAATCGCACTCCAACTGATAGGCGTTATTATACTTACGATCAATATTTACAATTCAAAGGGATCAATACTGTAGAAGATAATAGAGAAATTGTAATATACGCTAGAGTTTCAACAAGAAATCAAAAGGATGATTTGAAGAATCAAATTGAATTCTTAAAAACATTTTGCAATTCAAAAGGCATGATCGTATCACAATGCATTGAAGATTATGGAAGTGGGCTAAATTACAACAGAAAAAAATGGAATCAACTTTTGAACGAAGTTATGGAGAATAAAATTAAAACAATAGTTATTTCAAATAAAGACAGATTTATCCGTTTTGGATATGATTGGTTTGAAAAGTTTTGTGAAAAATTCCATACTTCAATTATTGTGGTTAATAATGAAACATTATCTCCAAATGAAGAACTGGTTCAAGATATCATATCTATATTGCATGTGTTTAGCTGTAGATTATATGGTTTGCGTAAGTATAAAAAACAGATCAAGGAGGACGATGAAATTGCTAAAGAGTTACAAAACGGAAATTAATCCAACTCCAGAACAGGTGCAAATAATTCATCGCACAATTGGCACATGCAGGTTTGTCTATAACTTTTACCTTGCTCATAATCAAGAAATATACCAGAAAGAAAAACGGTTTGTATCCGGGATGGATTTTTCCAAATGGCTAAATAATGAATATATTCCAAAAAAACCAGAGTATCAATGGATCAAAGAAGTAAGCCGCCACTACCCGCAGAACAGTATCCTGAACGCAGAGACTGCTTTTAAACGATTTTTTAAACATCAGAGTAGATTTCCAAGATTTAAAAAGAAAGGGAAATCGGATGTCAAAATGTATTTTGTAAAGACAGATAAAAGGGTTGTAATCAAATGCGAGCGTCACAGAATTAAGATACCTACGCTTGGATGGGTTCGTTTAAAAGAAAAAGGTTATCTTCCAACTTCAAAAAGTGGAGAGACAAAATGGCGAATATATCAAAACAAAAAAGAGATAAAATGCTTGGATTTTTAGAGTATTTAAAATCTCAACATTCGGATGATGAATCTTTAAAAGCATTAAATGAAATTGAGTCTGCCCTCCTTCAGAAGAAATATGGTTTAGTCTGGGAAGAACATACAGAGCATGTGGATGAAATGATGAAAGATCATATTCCTGTTTTTGTCGAAGACAAAGAAAGAGAAATTATATCTGACCCATCATTGCCATATAACTTTTTATTAGAGGGAGATAATTTAC